TGTGGCTCTGGTCATCAGGTTTTAAATACGAGGGAGAGATATACGATACAATGCTTGCTGAATACCTTTTGCAGAGAGGGCAGAAGCAACCCCTAAGTCTATTGGCTTGTGCGGAGCGAAGAAACTTAACCTTTCAAAAAGATGATACATTAAAGAAATACTTTAAAGAAGGATACAACACCAATGAAATACCGCTTGAAGAGCTTACACATTATCTTGGCTGTGATGTTGATACTACTGCCGAGTTGTTCGTTGCTATTACTACCGAAGCCGGAGCCCAAAGCGAGGGAGACAGAATGGATAGAGTACGAGACATTACCTTCCAAGTCTGTCAAGCCCTCACAAGAATGTATATGCGGGGATTCCGGGTGGATAGACGATCCCTTCGAGAAGTAAGGGAACTATTCAAGCAAGAGAAAGCAGATATAGAGAAGAGATTGTTTAACCAAATACGAGAGCTAATGGGAGATACTCCTGTCAATCTTAACAGTCCAGAACAAGTCTCCCAGGTTATATTTTCTCGTGCTGTGATAGACAAAAAAGAATGGGTAGACTTATTCTCATTTACTCGTACCCCACAAGAATTTAAGGATGCCGTTGCAGCTAACAGCCGAATGCTTAACAGAACAGTAGCATCTAGTTGTCCTACATGTAACGGGGAAGGTAGCCACTACAAAAAGAAAAAGGATGGCTCGAACTTTAAGAACCCAAGCAGATGTGCAGATTGTTTGTCTAGAGGATACCAGCTTAAGCCAACCAATAGAACTGCTGGACTTATGTTTAATCCCCCTAACAAGACCTGGGTTAGTAACAATGGTTTTAGCACCAGTAAAGGCAATCTAGATATTCTTATATCTACAGCTAAGACACGGGGTATGGCTCCAGCTATCCAGTTCTTAGAAGACATACAAAGACTATCTGCTGTTTCAACATACCTATCATCGTTTGTTGAAGGGATAGCTAACTACACTAAAGAAGATGGGTTCTTACATGTAGGTCTGACACAACACATAACATCTACTGGGCGGTTCTCAGGACGTAACCCTAATATGCAAAACATGCCCCGTGGTGGGACATTTCCAGTGAAGCGTGTATTTGTGTCTCGCTGGCAGGGCGGTTACATATTGGAGGCTGACTTTGCACAGTTAGAATTCCGTGTTGCTGCCTATTTAGCACAGGATAAGACGGCAATGGAAGAAATCAATACAGGGTTTGATGTACACGCTTATACCGCTAAAGTTATTACGGATGCAGGTCAGAAGACTACCCGTCAAGAGGCAAAGGGATCGACATTTGCTCCCCTGTTCGGGGCAAGTGGGTTTGGCAAGAGCAAAGCTGAAGCTGCATACTACAAACATTTTAATGAAAAGTATGAGGGCGTAGCTAAATGGCACAAGAAACTAGGTAACGAAGCTATCCGGTATGGCAAGATCACGACACCATCAGGCAGACAGTTTGCATTCCCTGATGTGGAGCGCAGAAAAAACGGACAGCCTTCTCACTTTACTATGATAAAGAATTACCCGGTACAAAGCTTTGCTACTGGAGATATCGTTCCAGTTGTATTGCTGGAGTTAGATAAAAGGTTAGAGCCTATGAAGACATGTATAGTTAACTCAGTACACGATTCAATGGTGCTCGACATACATCCACATGAGAAAGAATATGTCCTACAAATCATATCAGATTTAAATATTGACCTAAGTCAAATTATAGAGGAAGCTTATGACGTAAAAATGAATGTACCTATGCTTTTAGAAGCAAAAATTGGCCCTAATTGGCTTGACTTAAAAGACGTTTCATAGTATAACTGTAACTCTTTCACACATTAAAAAACAAAGGTAAAAAGATGAACTCAGAACTAATAATTCCAGAAGGAAATAACAAAACATTAGCCGAATTGGTTGGTGTTTCTGTTAATATATCAGGTGGTGATACTAACAAACAATCAAAGTCTTCTACTTTAGCGAGGTTAAATCTTACAAGTAAAGCTATTATGGGAGTTAAGAACATTGAAGGCAAGGACATGAACCTTGAAGTTATTCCTGCTGGAGCGTATGAACTAGCACAAGATGACGGAACTAAGGTGTATTGTATTAATCCAATCATTAGGATTCTTACTTTTAGGGAGCAGTGGGGGAGATTCGATGTAGAAAACAATAAACCAGATAGGTCAGTAATGGTTAAGGGCACTGTTTTTGGAAATGTTCTTAAAGATTCTACGGGAGGCACTAATTTAGGTAGAATACCTAATGAGGTTTGTCCTGGTTTTTTTGATGACCACTGGAAAGATAGGCCAGAGGATTATAAAAAAAGAATCCTTGACGTTAAAAGACATAGGCTTTTGTTTGGAACAATAGATTTTAATGGGCAGGCGTTGGATGAATTTGGAAGTTCACTTAAAGGTTATAAAGATCCTATACCTTTTTTGTTTGATGTTAAAAATAAAAAGAGTTTAAGCGAAATTGAAATTTATTTTAACAAAAATGAAGAAGCTTCAGCAGATCAATTAGGTTTTTCTCAGCAAGAAATCCCTCGTAGAAAAGCAAAGAAAGCTAGAAGACTTGAGTTGGAAGCAAAATGTGCTGAAAACTTATTAAAAAGTAGATATACATTAGGTTCTAAAATTCACGACACAGGGTTTTTATGGAGTTCTGTGGTAATAGAAAAAGTAGAGCAAGGTGATTATCTTGACGGAGATATAGAGAACCTTATAAAGTTTAATGAGTGGGTCGAGTGGTCTGACAATTTAACATTAAATTCATGGAAAGAAAATAATGTTGAACAGCTTAGTGATATACAGGCGGAATTAGTTCAAGACTTTGTAGATGTTGAGTGAAGCCGGGCACTGGTATAACCAGCACGGGGATGCTACTTACACAATAATAGGTGCGAATGGGGAGGAGAGAAATACTACTCTTCGAGATGCCCGTCAGCACGGCTTCGTTCCCTCAGTGACAACTATAATAGGCATGTCAGCAAAGCCAGCCTTAGAGAACTGGAAGATAGACCAGGCCTTGAACTCTGCAATAACTTTAGAGCAAAAGGAGGATGAATCTTTAGCTGCCTTTACTTACCGGTGTAAAAAAGATTCTAAAGAGGTTGGTAGGAAAGCAGCAGAGCGAGGCACTATTATTCATGCAATGATAGAGCAAGGTTTTGCAGGTGGAACTGAGACCAAGCCCTACCTTAAAATTAGAGAGTACTTGGATGAAACTTTTCCTAATGAAGAGTGGATTGCTGAAGCTTCTTTTTGTTCTGACTTAGGTTACGGAGGCAAGATAGATTTATATTCTAAAACAGGAATATTTATTGACTTTAAAACTAAAGATGGGTTAAAAGATAAGAAGGCATCTAAGCTTGTATTTGACGATCACGGTATGCAATTATCGGCATATGCAGCAGGGTGCAACTTCAAAGACCCAAGCAGGGTATCTATATTTGTTGACAGAGGAGACCCAGAACTAATAGCAGCACACCAGTGGGACAAAGAAACAAACGAAAGGCATTTGAATATGTTTAAAAGTTTGTTATCTTATTGGAAGTTAGTAAAAAAATATGATCCATCAGAGATCATTAATAAAAAAGAGGCAGTATAAATGATTACTATTAACGACATTGAATACGACTTAGATAAAATGACAGACGCACAAAAAAGTTTAGCAGGGCTTATAAAGGTTGGAGATGATATTGCGAAGATTATAGAGGAAGAGTTAGCTCCTATTTTAGAAAATGTATCCGTTAAAAAATATTCATTGCAGTGCATTAACGCAGTAAAAAAAGCCCAAATTTCTGAACTAGAGGCTCGTCTGACAGATGGTAAAGAAGAGTAGTACTAAGCGCAGACACAACCCTAGACGTTACCGAAGCGGTCTAGAAGAGACTCTTGCTGAATATCTAACACATCACCAGAAGGAAGTACGTTACGAACTACTGAAGGTCCAGTGGGAGGATCTCCGGTATCGTACCTATACTCCCGACTTCCTATTAGACAACGGCATCATATGTGAAGCTAAAGGATTGTTCGATAATGAAGATAGGCGCAGGCATTTAGCTATTCAGAAACAACATCCTGAGTTAGACATACGNTTTGTATTTTCCAATGCCCAAGCTAAACTATATAAAGGAGCTAAGTCTCGCTACTGTAACTGGTGTGAGAAACATAATTTTAAATGGTCTCACAGAGTTATACCATTGGAGTGGTTACTAGAAAAAGGTAGATGTACTAAAGCTACCGTAATTAAATTAAAGACAGATAGAAAGGATATATGATGGGCTACACCATTGGNAATGANGAGGTNGCCCTNATTCTACGCCCCGTAAACTTTAATGAAAAGGGAGAGTGGAGTGGGCATATCTCTACGGCAATAGCAATGGGCCCAGAAGAAAGTGTTTTAGATAACAAAATCCTACCTGAGGTTCTGAGGTGTGCTACACTGTTAAGTGCATTTTTAGACATAGCCCACGAACATCCTTGGATGGTAGAACTTTGTGAGAAACAGAGTGCCACGTTGTTAAACTGTTTTATACAAGACCTTGAAGAAGAGAAACATGGCCTACCAAAGATAGAAATACAAACTTCGGGGGGACAAGTTTTTGAATTCAAATCTAAAAAAGACTAAGAAAATACTACCTACAGATGCTAAAGAAAGAAAGTCTATACCTGTCTACACAGGGTTTATTAAATACTTTCCTAACGCTATTGCTGCTATAGCAAAGGTATCTTTAGAAGGCGGGTTGCAACATGGGCAGACAGCAGAGACTTTATTCTGGGACAGAGATAAGTCTAAAGATGAGTTAGATGCTATGATGCGGCACGTATTGGAAGAGGACTGGGCTCAAGTAGCTTGGAGAGCTATGGCTAATCTAGAAAAGAAGCTAGAGGAAAAGTCATGAGTTATAAATCTTTCCACGTATCGTTTACTATGAAGGTAGACGAGACAGGAAACATATTGTCTCTAGTAGAAGACATCCACGAAGAAAATATCAGAGAGACAGTTGCCAACGCACTACATGATATTGACGATGCAAAAATAGAAAAAATCAAAGTAAAGGGAAACGACTATGGAAGGTAACTATCTACCAACTGACTACCAATCATTCATTCACAAATCTAGATACGCCAGGTGGTTAGATACTGAAGGACGCAGAGAGAGCTGGCATGAAACAGTACTGAGGTATGTATCTAATATATGTAAATCAAACGCTATAGATACAGATACTAAAAAAGAATTGTATGATGCTATTATATCTCTACAAGTAATGCCGTCTATGCGAGCTATGATGACTGCAGGTCCTGCATTAGAGCGAGACAATACAGCAGGCTACAACTGTAGCTATTTACCAGTTGATGACCCCAAAAGTTTTGATGAGGCAATGTTTATACTCTTATGCGGCACAGGTGTCGGGTTCTCTGTTGAACGACAGTTTGTATCTAAGCTACCTGAAGTACCAACGATGTTTGATAGTGATACAACTATTATAGTTAAGGATAGCAAAGAAGGTTGGGCTAAAGCATTCAGACAGGTCTTAGCACTCCTATGGGCAGGGGAAGTACCTAAGTGGGATACATCACTTGTTAGACCTGCAGGAGCTAAACTAAAAACATTTGGTGGCAGAGCTTCAGGCCCAGCACCTTTGATAGATCTGTTTAACTTCTGTATTGCTACATTCAAAGGCGCACAGAACCGCAGGTTGTCTAGCTTAGAGTGCCACGATATTATGTGTAA